CCCTCAGGCAGAAAACCAATCCGGGCCAGCGCCGGAAGCACAACCGAGTTTAACTCTGATTCAGCAAGCCTCTTGTCGCTTTCAATCAGCTTCATCAGCTGGCCAACGGTAACCTTCTCCTTGCTTTCGTTTCCGTTTTTGGTATCCTGGCCAATGATGCCGCCTGAAACGAGCATCGAAATTTCATTGTTACATAGCCGAATAAAGTTACTATAAACATCGCCGTTTGTATCAGCGCCTTTTGCAAACTCAAACTCCTCGGTTTCATCAATTATAAACCAGGCAGCTGCACCCATATCCCTCATCATGCGATCAGCCCGGTCGAGCATCTGCGGGTCTTGAGTGTTTGTTTTCATCACCCGTGGAGGGATGCCATAAATTTCGCATAGCTCACTCCAGCATGATATGGCAAAGCGCTTGAACAATACAAGCGGGACAAGCTTGTTTAAAAGTCCATAATCGTCCGGCCTCCCAAACTCCAATAACCAGGTTCCGTACTCCTTCACATTACGGAAATCAATACCGGCGGTTTCGGTTTCGTCAAGCAGTAAAATTCCCTTTTCCGGAATTACGTTTTGCCTGGGAATTACTACCGGTTTTAAAAGCCCG